CTGTAACACAATCTCGTGAAACACGCTCACTAATTGCTGGCGAAGATCTATCATCTTCTCAGTTTAAATTCGTAACACTAGAATCTGATGGTCAAGTAGATCTTGCTGACGCTGCAGGAGAGCGTTGCTTTGGCGTTTTAGAAAATGACCCAGCATCAGGTGGAGAAGCAACTGTTGTTGTTTCTGGTCAAACTCGCATCACATGTGGCGGCACTGTTGCTGCTGGTGCGCAACTTCAAACGGACGCATCTGGTGACGCTATCACAGCAGCATCAGGGGATGTCTCTATGGGATACGCAATGGAAGCTGGCGTTGACGGTCAAGTCATCGCTATGGAGCTTATCCAAGGCGGCAACATCCTAGCGTAACCTATAGATAGGAAGGAATAACAACAATGCCTATGCTAACCGCCTCACAGGTACATATTGATCAGCCGTTGACAAACCTGACAGTAGCGTACCTACAATCACAAGACAACTTTATCGCTGATAAGGTTTTCCCAAACGTACCTGTTGATAAAAAGACCAACAAGTATTACATCTATGACCGCGAGAACTTCTTCCGCAATGAAGTTCAGCCTCGCGCTCCACGCACTCGTTCACAGCGCGTTGGTATGTCAATCTCAAACGCAACGTACACTTGTGACGTGCGGTCTTTGTCTACAGACTTTGACTTTGAGACACTGGCAAATGCTGACACTGCTTTGGATATTCGTCGCGGTGCATCAGAAATGCTCACACACAATCTCTTGATTGACCGTGAAAAGCGTTTCATGTCTACGTTCTTTGGAGCGGGTATCTGGACGACTGAGTACACTGGTGTTGCTAATGCTGACAACGACACTGCAGCAGAAGTCACACAGTGGGATGACTACACAAACTCAACCCCAATCGTTGACGTAACGAATGCTCGCCGTGCGATGCAGGTTGCTTCTGGTGGCTTTAAGCCAAACAAAATGGTTGTTACCCGTGATGTTCACGACACACTGATCAACCACCCAGACATCCTTGCACGTCTTAACGGTGGTGCAACTGTGACCAACACGGCAATCATCACTCAAGCTAAACTGGCTGAGATCTTTGAGATTGCTGAGTATCACATCATTGATGCGATTGAAAACACTGCAAAGGAAGGTCTCACTGAGTCTCTTGCATTTGTAGCAACCAAGAAAGCTGCATTGTACTACTGCCCACCATCAGCAGGTTTGATGGTTCCATCAGCAGGGTACAACTTCACATGGAACGAACTTGATAACGCATCTGGTTACGGTATCGACATTCGTTCTTACACAGGTGACTTCCTGCGTGTTGAAGGTGTTGCAGAGCTTCTTGAAGCTAACATGGCTTATGACCAAAAGGTTGTAGGTGCAGATCTTGGTGTATTCTTTAACACCATCTTGTCATAAGGAGTTAGGTGATGACCCGACCACCTTTCCAATATGATAAGCCAGTCTTCGTGCGTAATCCTAACGGGTTACTGATGAATGGTAAGCGTTATGCTAAAGGTGATCTCGTTCCTTGGAAGGAGCGGGGTCTCCCGAAGTCCAACATTGAACGTATGTACAATGAGCTTCACCTTCATCATAACGAAGAGCTAGAGGTTACACTAAAACCTTCTGTCGGTGACGGTCTTACTGATATGGATGCAGAACAACTTGCAATCCTTGTTAAGACAATCAACGATAAGGTAAAAGCCAAGACCTCTAATGAGGCTGAATACGACAGAAAAAAGTGTCGTGTATCTAAAATCAAAGATAAACAAATTGGCTTCATTCGCTCTTGGCGTGGAAGACATGGTGACTTAGAGGCAGATTAATGGCTTGGACTTATGACGAAACCGATCTTGTAACTACAAGTGCTTCTGGTAGAGTAAATGTGGTTCGCCTGTTGATTGGTGATACAGATAATAACGACCAGTTGATCCAAAACGAAGAGATCATTTTCGCATTAGCTCAGTCCAATAATAATGTCTACTTTGCGGGATCTTGGGCAGCAAGTACAATCGCTGCTAAATTCGCTCGTAGGGTAACTACAAAAATAGATGGGGCCTTATCATCGAACTACAGTGATTTGGCTAAACAGTATAAGGCCCTGTCTGCAGACCTTCGTGAACAAGGTCAGAAATATTCTATGACATCTGCAAGTCTACGTGCTGGTGGTATATCTAATGCAGTTATAAAAGCTAACCGTAGATTAACTGATAGACCTGACTCTAGCTTTGCTAAGGGCCAGTTTGATAACCCACCAACTGATGAACAGTATATCAGGGATTATGAATAATGTCGTTTCGGTCTTACGACCTTCTGAAACTTGTAGATGAACACGGGGAGACCTTAACTCTCCGTAAGTATTCCTATGGTGCCTACAACCCCCAGACCTCAGCTTTGGCATCATCAAGCAGTACGGATTACACATTTACTGGTTACTTCTATAACTATAGTCTTGGGGTAATTGATCCTGAGAATATAAACAGAGGTGTACGTAAATGCGTGATCCCTGCTTTGGGGTTGACTGTCGCTCCTGATACTGAGGATGAGATTATAGGTAATGGAAACAAAGTTCATATCAATAACGTCCTTACTATGTTTTCTGGTGGCACTGCCCTCTGCTATATTTGTGATGTAAGCGAATGATTAAATCCTCTGTCAAAATTGATGAAGCGGCTATAGCTAGAAAAATAGAAGCTGCTAAAACAAGTATTTTAGAAGAAGTAAAGAATGAATTTAAGGCGATTGCAAGGGATGCAGTTAGGTTTTCCCCTGTAGATACTGGTGCTTTTGTTACATCTTGGTCGTTTGAGACAGGCAAGTCAGGTAGACCAAGGGGTAAGAGTTCTCTCAATAGGCCAAGAAGACAAGATGAAATTAAGAAACGAGAAGAAGGTGAACAAAATCTTCTGTCTGATATAGATAAAATCCCTGACTTAGAAAGCACAAAAGTGGCTGTACTTCGTAATGGCGCACCTCATGCAGAGTATGTAGATTATGGCGATAGTAAAGACAGAGGGCGTGTTATAAAGGGTAAATTAATAAGGCTTCACGGATGAGTAGCATATTTGTTGACATAAGACGTGGACTAGAATACGAACTCTCTCAGGTTACTGATATTCCCTCTATAGCCTACGAGAACGTATCTTTTGATCCTACAACGGGAACCTCTTGGGTGAGACCTACCTTCATTCCTACTTCCCGTAGGCCAGCAGTTAGAGGCACAAGCCCACAACAACTCTACACAGGAATATTTAGGGTTGACTGCTTTGTGGCAGAAGGTAGTGGACCTTTAGCTGGTGACAATCTAGCAAACAGTATAATCGACGCTTTTGAAGCTACCACAGATATCACATTTAACTCAAAGACGATATCTATAGATTATGCAGAAAGAGAGGAAGGTAGGCTATCCTCTCCTTGGTACTTCATTCCAGTCACTATTGGCTGGTATATATATAATTAGGAGAAACTAAATGGCTTTATCACAAGGCTCTCGTTCGCAGTTGGCATTCGGTGTTCAATCCGACTTTACAACTACGGCAACATCATTCACCAACCTACCATTCACTACGCACTCCCTTAACTTAACTAAGGATCGTGTAGCTGGTACAGATATTAATTCCCACCGTATGCCGACAGTTGATCGTCACGGCAACCGTACAGTATCAGGAGATATTGTAGCTGATCTTCGTCACGCAGAGTTTGATGAGTTGATCCAAGCTGCTCTTATGTCAGATAATGACTTTGCTACAGGTTACACTGCAGGGGATGGCACAACAGTAACCAATGCTGCAATCATAGGTACAACGCCTACCTTTCTTACCCTTGAAGATTATGCTGCTGACATTGACCAAGCAAGACTCTTTACGGGTTGTACAGTAAACACAATGGCAGTTTCTATGGCTCCTAACCAGATGGTAACAGCTACCTTTGGTATAGTAGGTCGTGATATGTCTATATCAGCAACACAGAAAAGCACTACAGCTTCTGCAGGTGCAGCACCTTTTGATGCCTATTCTGGTGATATTAAATTAGGCAACAAGGGAACACTTGGTTCAGCTTTGACTATTATCACTGCTCTTGACTTCACCCTGACTAACAGCTTTGCTCCAACCCTTGTTATTGGAGAAAGCACTGCAGGTGATATGGAATTTGGAACTGCATCTTTGGAAGGTAGTGTATCTTGCTACTTTGAAGATGCTACGATGATCAACCGTTTCCTCAACGAAACTGAATCAGCACTTGAAGTTTCTGTAGGTGATGGCTCTAATACGCTGACATTCCGTATGCCTCGTATTAAGATTAACTCTGCTGATGTGGGAGTAGATGGCCCAACTTCACGGATCGTGAATATGTCCTTTACAGCCCTTCGTGATGACACCAGCCTTTCTGGAAGCAGCACAGACACAAACACCATGTTCTATGTAACGAAATCTGGTGCATAAGAATCCTAGCTAGGATGAGGGGGGTGGTTGTCGGGTGCTGCTCCCCTCGCTTTAAAACCCGACTAGCCCGAAAGGAAACCCAATGGACTTGAAAGACCTGACACCGACAAGTGATACTGTGGATGTGAACATTGTGCATCCTACGACACTAGAACCATTACTGAATGATAATTCAGACCCAATGGTAATTACTATGTATGCTCCACATTCTAAGGAGTATAAGGCTGCAGTACATGAGCAGACGAACAAGCGTCTAAAGCAAGCGCAGTCAAAGAAGAAGGTAGATTTAACTGCTGAAGATATAGAAGACGCCACTCTTGATTTATTTGCCAAGACAACAAAATCTTGGAATATCACATACGATGGTGAAGAGCCAAATTTCTCTGTGAGTAAAGCAAAAGAGATTTATAGCGAAGTCTTCTGGATTAGAGACCAGATTGACGAAGCGGTGAGTAACTCTTTAAATTTCAAGAAGGCTTGATTGAAGAGCTTCTCGACTTTGCAGAACATGAGTTCTCCATCAGTAAGCCCGACAAAAGCGGGATATCAGAACGTGAACACTTAGAACAAGTAGAAAGGCAGACTGGACGTAGACCAAAGGGATTGGATGGACCTGATTTTCCCACTTTGTTGTCTCACATCTGGTCTGCCTTTGTTGCATTAAGCAGTGGCAGAACTATGGGTTTCTCTGGCCCTAACCCGATTACCTACGAACAAATAAAAGCATGGAAGGAACTTACGAATACACCATTGTCTTCTTGGGAAGTAGAGGCAATAAAACGTGTGGACGTAATTTACATGGGTAGTTTTAATGGCTGATCTTGCAGATATTCGCATAGGTATTGATGTTGAAACAGGGGATGTCGCTAGGGCTGTACAAATGTTTGAGTCCTTCAAGCGCAAAACTGCCCAATTAAAGTTGGAATTAAATAAGGGTAATATAACTAAAAAAGCATATAATCGCTCTATTCAGCAAATGGGAGCGCAGCTTGGTAAAGTAACAGGCAATACCAATCAAGCTAAAAGCGCCATGATGAAGTATAGGCTTGCGATAGAAAATGCAACTGATGAACAACTTAAGTTTACTACAGCTTCTGGTAAAGGTATGCGTAGGATGGAGATCCTCGCACAACAAGCTGGTTATCAGATTGGAGACCTTGCTGTACAAATTCAATCTGGAACTAATGCTGCTGTTGCTCTAGGTCAACAAGGCTCACAGTTGCTAGGCTTTTTTGGTCCTACAGGGGCTATTGCTGGTGCTGTTTTAGCTATCGGTACTGGTTTAATTGCTCCGTTCCTAAAAGCTAAAGATACAATTAAGGACACCACAAAAGAAATTGAATCTTTACGGTTACAAATCGACCTAATTAAGTTTGGTTTCAAAGATGAAAAGTCCTTTCAACTTACTATAGACATAGAAACAGCAAGGAAAAAGATAGACGAGTTTAAAGCCAATATTTCAAAATTAAAGTTGGTCCCAAGCGATACTTCCGCTGTTCAAGTGGTGAAGTATTTAGAAGCCATAGAATATCAAGAAGGTCTTATAAAATCCGCTATGGATGAGCTTAAAGTAAGAGCTGATCTTACGACAGAGTATATGATCCAAGAAGATAAACTCAAAAAACTTGAATCTTCACATAACGATTTAACCTCTGCTGCTAACGCTTACTCTAAGGCTAACGAGGAAATTTCAGAAGAAAGGGCTAAAGAACTTGACCTACTATCAAAAATAGCTAATACAAACCCTAGAATAAAAAAAGAGCAAGATGCTCTGGTTTCTTCTGCTAAGGCTTACTCTTTAATTAATGGTCAAATATTACAAGAAAAAGTTGAAGAACTTGAGTTATTATCAAGGATAGCTAATACAAACCCTAAGATAAGAAAAGAGCAAGATGCCTTAGTTTCTGCTGCTAAGGCTTACTCTTTAATTAATGGTCAAATATTATTAGAGAAGGCTGAGGAGCTTGAGTTATACGAGAGGCAATTTGCTAAACAAGACACAATAAATGAACTATTGCATTCTGAGTTAAAGTATGGTAAAGACAGCGCAAGATATAAAACACTACAAAATAGTTTACAGGATCAGCAATTAAAAAAAGAAATTGAATTATTAAAACTAAGTGATACTCAGAAAAAGATATTGGTGTCACTAGTAAATGAGCAACGAAGGCTACTTGATCAATTAGATGAAGAAGAAGAAAAAAGAAAAAGGATAGCTGACTTAATAATACCCCCCGCCCTTGCAGCTAAAGGGGCTGGTTATGCGGCTTTAAGTGGTGAATTGGCATTAAGGCAAGCCACAGGTTTGGGTGTAGTAGAGGACAAGACGGATAAAAAGACTAAAGCTAAAGAATCTATGGCTTCCATAATAAAAGGTATGGAAGAACAAGCTAACCTTCAAAGAAAATTAGTAGGTTTATCTGATCAAGAAGCTGATTACTTACGGGTACTATATAACCTAAAAGAACAAAATAAAACTGCCTCTGGAAAAATGACTGAGGCTGAACTTATACGGTCAGCAGAAAGAATAGCCGCCATAAACGCAGAAACAGCCGCTATGGAAGCGCAAATGCAAAAGATACAAGATGTGGCTGATAGCTTTGAAACTCATTTCGGTGACGCCCTAATGGGTATTGTAACTGACTTCGATTTCCTAAATGACTCTATTGAAGACTTTGGATATAATGCAGAACAAGTCTTCAAGAATATGGCAAGGGAAATCATAAAAGAGCTTTATCGTATCTTTGTTGTTAAGAAGATCACAGGATTTATCTCTAGTGCTATAACTGGCACTTACAACGATCTAGGTAATGTAGGCAAGGGGGCTTATCTGCCCTCTGGTGATGGCGGTGGATACACAGGTAGTGGCCCTCGCTCTGGTGGACTAGATGGTAAGGGTGGTTTCCTAGCTATGTTGCACCCTAAAGAGACTGTAATAGATCACACTAAAGGTCAGTCTGCAGAGGGTGTTACTGTCGTACAGAACATCAATATTTCTACTGGCGTACAACAAACAGTTCGTAATGAGATAAGAACTTTGATGCCACAAATAGCTAATAGCGCCAAGGCAGCAGTGTCTGACGCTAAGAGGCGTGGTGGATCATATGGAAGGGCATTGTCGTAATGGCTATATCTTACCCACTCAGTTTACCTACAGCTATTGGTATAGCTAATATAGAGTTTAGGGCCTTAAATGCTGTAGCTTACTCTCGTAGCCCATTTACCTTCGCGGGGGTATCTTACGAGTATGCTGGTAAGATGTGGCAAGCAGATATAACCCTACCACCTATGAAAAGGGAAAACGCTGAACAATGGATAGCTTGGCTTATTTCCTTGAAGGGGCAAAAGGGAACTTTCTACCTAAATGATCCTGCTGCTGTAACACCTTTAGGTTCAGCGCGTAATAGTGATACTGTGACGACAAATGGTTCTACTGCTGCTGGTAGTAATACAATCGCTATTACCAGCGCCCCTACAAGCCAGACAGATTACCTTAAAGCTGGTGATTATCTGCAGATTGGTACAGGTACATCAATGCAGCTATTTAAAGTTCTTGCTGATGTAGACACAGATGGTTCTGGTGAAGCCACAATAGATGTATGGCCTGATGTAAGGGCTACGATCTCTACAGGAACCTCTGTTTATTTTGAAAGTGCAAAAGGTGTATTTAGACTAGCCTCTAACGAAAGTGCTTTCTCTATCAATGAAGCATCAACCTATGGTATCTCATTTGGAGCTATGGAAGCAGCATGAGTAGATCAGGTATAACATCCCTTCTTACGGCTCTTGAGGGTACAGATGTTCAACCCTTTTACGCTGTAGAGTTTGAACTAGATACAGCACCAATTAGACTGTGGACAGGCTATGGTGACAAGGTTATCAACAGTGATACTTACACAGGATCAGGTAACTTACTTACTATAGATGGCTTTGAGGAAATTGCAGATTTATCGGCTAAGAGTATCACTATATCTGTTTCTGGCATACCTTCTAATTTGATTGAAGATGCGCTTACAGAGCCGTATCAAAGACGACCTTGTAGGGTTTACTTTGGTACAAGAGATCAATCTACAATAGTGGAAATATTCTCTGGCTTTCTAAATACTATGACCATTGAGGATAGTGGTGAGACAAGCACAATTTCTGTGTTGGTAGACAGTAAGCTGGTTAGGTTGGAAAAGGCCAGTAATCGTCGCTACACAGAAGAGAGCCATAGGGCTAGATACCCCAGCGATAACTTCTTTAGTTATGTGCAAAGTTTACAACAAAAGGACATCGTATGGGGCCGCGCCAAAGCCTAAACCAATATATTAATACTGTAAGGAATAAACCATTTGAGTGGGGTAAGAATGATTGTCTTACGTTCACCAATGATGCTTTTCATGCTATGTATGGCAAAGGTTGGGCTGATGATTGGCTTGATAGATACTTAGCCGACAATACTCCCATCAGACGTAATGAGTTAATCAAAGAGTTTGGGTTTCGTAGCTTCTCAGAGGCTGTAGATCAACGCCTTAAGCGCATAGATCATATACCGCCACTAGGGGCTTTGGTTACTACAAAACACGCTGAGAAATGGATTATAGGCGTTGCTATGGGTATTTCTACGGGTACAAGAGCAGTGTTCTTATCAAAGAAGGGTGTTATACATTTGCCAATGGAGTCTGTGCATGAGGCTTGGGTGCTATGAGTAGGTACAAGCTAGGTGATCTAACCATTAAGAATTGGAACGCTTGGGATCGTGTAGTTCGTGATCCTGTTACCGTTGGCGTAATGATTACTCAGGGCATTGGGTATAGTGCTGCTGCTGCTGGTTTGGCTAGTGGGGCTATTGTTGCAGGTTTTGGTACGGCATTTGTCGGATACTTAGCCGTAACAGCCGTTACATCTTGGGCATTGTCTGCACTAGCCCCTAAACAAGATTTTGGTTCTGTTGGTTCATCTGGCATAATGGTCAATGCGCGTGATCCAGCAGCGCCACAGGATTTTGTTTATGGTAAGGTTCGCAAAGGTGGTGTTGTAACTTTCTATGAGACAACAGGTACAGATAACGTATTTCTGCATCAAGTAATTGTTCTGGCTGGTCACGAAGTAAACTCTATCGGTGATATTTATATTAACGACCAACTTGCAACGCTGGACGGGGAGTATATTACAACTGCTGGAAGTGGCGCAGAGCAAACTAACTGGCATAGAAAAATAAGGGTTAGGAAGCATAAGGGCGACCAGACCACTGCTGATAGCACTCTGACATCAGAAACATCACTAGGATCAAGTTTTATTGGTAACGATATGGCTTATCTCTACGTGCGGTATGAGTATGATCAAACTGTTTTTGCTAATGGGTTACCCCTAATCACTGCTGTTGTCGAAGGTAAAAAGGTTTATGATCCGCGCACAAGCACAACAGCGTACAGTGCAAACGCTGCTTTGTGTATTCGTGATTTCCTTGTGTCTGAATATGGTTTAGATGATAGTTCTATTGACGACACAGACTTCCAAGCTGCTGCTAATATATGCGATGAAAACGTAACCTTAGTTGATACAAGCACAGAGAAGCGGTACGAAATAAACGGTATCGTTCAAGCCAATAGACCTATCGGAAATGTGCTTCAAGATATGGTTACTGCCTGTGCAGGGACGCTGTATTGGGGTATGGGTAGCTGGAAGCTAAAAGTAGGTGCATATTCAACCTATGTTAAAACCCTCACCTTAGACGACCTTAGAAGCCCTCTGAGCATAGAAACGCGCATAAATATGCGTGACAACTTTAATAGGGTCACAGGTACATTTAATGATGCTGCAAATAAGTGGATCACGGCTGATTATCCAGAACTTTCCACAACTACTACTGCTGGTAGTTTTGTCACGGGTCAAACCTATGCGATTACTTTAGTTGGTACTACCGACTTTACAGCTATTGGGGCTTCATCAAATACTATTGGTGTTGTCTTTAAAGCGACTGGCGCTGGATCAGGTACAGGGGCGGCTAGTATCTTCTTAGGTGAGGATAATGGTGAAAAGGCCGCATTAGATTTACCTTTGCCGTTCACAACAAGTGCAGCGATGGCACAGAGGCTTGCCAAACTGACTTTGCTTCGTGGTCGTGAGCAAATGACCATGACTGGTGAATTTGGCATGGAAGCATTTGAGCTTGAGGTAGGCGATATTGTACGCTTCTCAGAGGAGAACCCTACTACTGGCGCAGTTCAGTATCGCTATGGCTTTGGCAGTCAGAATAGCGGCACGGGTAAAGAGTTTGAGGTTGTCTCTTGGAAGCTATCAGCTAATCAGGATGCGGGTGATTTACGCATTGCAATGACTTTGCGTGAAATATCTTCTGATGCCTTTTCTTGGAGTGCAGAAGAGCAAGCCATTGTTGCGAACAATGCGGATGTATCAAAGCTATCTCAAGTAAACCAAAATAAGAAAGCAGCAATCGTATTCCAAAACGGACTAGATTTACTTGTCGATGCGGTAAATCCGCAAGTGTCTTTAGTTAGTGCGGGTAGTTTTGTAACAAGCAATTCATATACTATTGTTTCTGTGGGCAACACAGATTTTACGGCAATAGGTGCAGCTAATAATGAAGTTGGCACTACCTTTACTGCTACTGGTGCTGGGAGTGGCACAGGTACAGCCTATGATAATACAAACTATGGCTCTGTTCAAGACGAAATAACAGCTAGTTTTAAATCAGCAAACCCACAACTCAGCCATATGAGCGAGATACCAGAAAATCAGGTGGTCTTTGCTAAATTCACCAACAACGCCGATAGCACCCAATCAGCACTAAAGATTTGGGATTATGATAAGCAACTATGGCTAGAAGAAACAGATGACAATTATATTGTTGAAGGCTTATCAAACGAGATTGTCACAAATGAGGCTGTTCTTGGGTATATTCAAAGTGCAGAAATATCAGCACAACAACTTAATGTAAATGATACGATTGATTTCGCTGATGGTGGTGCAATCCGCATTAATCGTGAAACTTATGATTTCTTGCCTTCAACTACGTCAGATAAAGCAAAGGGTGGTTTGTTCTTAGGAAACCCAGCGGGAACTGGCGCTGATGGTACAACCACAAACGCATTTTATGCCCTTAGCTCTTTCGGTATCAAAAACTCTACAGAATTACATGGTGTGGAGTTCACGCCAACTGATACCAAAATAACCAATCCAACTATTATGAAAACGGCGCAAGGTACTGTCCAGAGTAGTAATATCCAATCAACCCAAACAATTACTATTAAGAGTGGCTCAACTAATCCAAATGCTGTTTCTCTTACAGTAAACGCCGTTGGCGGTGGTGGCGGTGGTGCGGCAGCAGTAGATCAAAGCACGGCTGGTGCGAATGGTGGAAATACAGTCTATTATCTTATTTTAAATGGTAGCACCCAAAGCAATGTAACTGCCAATGGTGGAACGGGGGCTGGATATAATACTGGCGCTGATAAATGGCGTGGAGATACTGGTGCTGCAAGTGCCTATGCTTCTGGGGGATCAGGTGGTGGCTCTGAAAATGCATCAGGTGCGGCAGGGTCACTTGGATCAGGCGGCGGTGGTGGAGCGGGTCGTCCACCAGATTGGAACCAATCATCACGCAAAGGTGGTGCTGGTGGTGGGCATGGCGCACTAAGTACAACAACATATGATATTAGCAGCTACTCAACTGTAAGTCTTGTTATTAGTCAGATTGGTTCGGGTGGATCAGGTGGTACGGGAAACCGAGGGAATGGTGGTGCTGGTGGTACTGGCGTTGTAAAATATAATATTTCTACATCTGGACCAGAGGAAGTTCTTCTACAAAACTTTGGTGTCCGTTCTTATGTAAAATTTCAAGGTACAGGAACCGCTACTGTTTTGGGAAGCGAAAATGTCTCGACCCTTACAGATTACGGAACAGGACACTATAACATAGCATTCACAAATTCTCTAAGTTCAGCAAACTATTCAACAACAGCTTGCGGAAATAGACAAAACGGTAATTCATCGGAAACCGCACCAAATATAGGATTTTACTATAGTAGTCTTTATACCTCAAGCGGGTATAGAATACTTACTTATGACAATAACACCGATGGGTTGCAAGATTGTGCTTTTGTCACTCTTACAAGTACAGAATAGGGCAGAATAATGGAATACGATTTACTTTGGACTGCTGGATTAACTGCTCTATTAAGTTTGTTAGGTTGGGCCTGTAGGAACATGTACTCTGAAGTACAGAGAATACAGGTTCTTCTTAATAAAACAAGAGAAGAAATAGCTAAGGATTATGTCACTAAATCAGAAGCGCAAAGTGACATGAACAGAATAATAGACCGACTAGAAGCACTCGACGCCAAACTGGATAGGATAATTGAGCGTCGATGATAGATCCCATAACGGCGATTTCAGCCGCCACTGCTGCTTTCGGATACCTCAAGAAAGGGATAGCCGTTGGCAAAGATTTGCAAGATATGGGAGGTCAACTCTCTAAGTGGGCTGGTGCTATAGCAGACCTAGATTTTGCTGATCGTCAAAACCAGAAACCCCCTTGGTATAAAGCGTTAGGTGGGGGAGTAGAAGCTCAAGCTATGGAAATCTTTGCAGCAAAGCAGAAAGCTGCTTCCATGAGACAGGAACTAAAAGACTATATATCGGTTATGTATGGCCCATCAAAGTGGCAAGAAATACTAGAGATAGAAGCAGACCTACGTAAACAAAAGCGAGAACACGAACACAGACGCATGGAAATAAAACAAGCCATAATAGAGTGGACTGTAGGTACTATTGTGTTTGTTGTTCTAATAGGTGGTCTTGTAGGGTTTGTATGGTTGGCTAATCAATGAACATAGATTTAGGATTACTTGGCTATTTACCGTTACCTTTAATGCCCTTCGATAAGGTACAACCCTTACCTAATAAGAAAGAACGTATTGTAGAAGAGACCCACAGATCTGTTGATAGAAAAGCAGAAGACTACAAATACGAAACAGCCTACGCATACCACCCGCATAATCAATCTAAATATCAACCAGCACAAATAGTGGACTTTGTAGTAGCATGAAAATAACACCAGAATGGTTAGACAAGTGGCGTATATGGCCTCGCATGATCCTCACACTTTACGGGATTGCTTTCTATAACACAACAACTTGGTTCATGGCTCTGCCTGATCCCTCAAATGCTCAGGCAGGATTCGTTAGCGTAATCGTGGGCGCTGGGGCAGGATTTTATGGAATATATGTAAATGGTAAAGCGCCTTCTGGTGGTAGCAACTCTAGTTCTAAGTAGTTGTGGACCCCTCTCTTATCTTAATCCTTTAAGCAATAGTGGAGGCCCTACTGTTAATGCAAACGTCTTGGCGGGAAAAGAAAATACACAACAAGTGGTCGCACAACAAAATAGACAAGAAGCTGGCAGGGACATCGTTACAACAGAGAAGGAAGTCGAGGCCGAAAACGTCGAGACGATTAAGATATCAAACACAAATATACCAATCTGGGTCATCCTCTTGCTTGTGCTTGGGTGGCTATTGCCAACACCAACAAGTATTGCAATCTGGTTTGGGAACCTATTCACTTCAATCTTTCAAAGGAAGAAATCCGATGACATTTAAACTTGGCGCTAGAAGCGAAGAAAGGCTACTAGGCGTAAATGAAACACTTGTGGATATTGTGCAACGTGCCATTTCTCTCACTAAGCAAGACTTCTCAGTAATTTGTGGTAGAAGGACCAAACAAGAGCAAGAAGCTCTAGTTGCTAAGGGTGCATCACAGACTATGAAGAGTAAGCATCTTGAAGGTAAAGCTGTAGACCTTATGGCTTATGTAGCTGGATCTGGTGGTCGTTGGGAACTTAATCTCTATGATGAAATTGCAGATGCTATGGCACAGGCTGCTTGTGACTTAGGTGTTAGTAATTTGCGTTGGGGGGCTGCATGGCATATAGATGACCTAGCCTCTTGGTGGGAAAACAACAACACTGCAGAAGATGCTATGAACGCCTATGTAGACCTAAGACGATCTCAGGGTAGAAGGCCATTCATAGACGCTCCACATTTCGAGCTTACATAAAAAGAGAGGCCCCGCAAGGGGCCTTTTTTGTGTTTAGCTTTACGATATAGTTTTGGCTTTTTCTTATCGGGAATTACCTTAGATCTATATTTAGGTTGTCTAAGATCCTTAGCCATTGGGTTAGGTTTCCTCATCTTTCTTATCCCATTCTATACATCGAAAGTCTGTTATCATCCAACCTTGTTTATAAAAGTGTGCAGCACCAACTTCCACTGACATTTGACATAATTCCTCTGTGGGACGTACAATAGGGTCTATTTGTGCCTGACATAAACCCTCATTTAAGCAGATAAGTAGGACTGCGCTCCACATATTAACTTCCTTCCATTTCTTCTATTAACCTATTTAGATACCATTGTGCCTTCTTTAAGTCTTCTAGTGGTTTTCCCTTGTACCTGTAGCGATGCAGGTATTTTTTTATATTCCCTTCAAGATAGCCCATAAACATCATAACATCCATATTATCCTTTAGATATTCAATGCACTCTATTTTACCTTCGCCGTAGTGTGGCGGGTGATTAACAACATCAGACATGTTTTACCTCGTATTTTGCATGTTCTTGTATAAAATCTAAGGGGAGAATGGTCATAAGGTCGCCTCTGTTTGGTCGGGTATGCAACCCCCACTCTCCCCTAAAGTAATCCACACACTTGTCTCTGACAATGTTTATAATGGTCTCTGGGTTTACAAGGTAAAAGAAGTCCTCTGCCTTAACTGCAATATACCTTGCTATGTCATTTGGTACACCCCAACCATCTACCGATTTCCACTCTGGGGGTCTTTTAACAGTTCTGAGTTCCCACCAGATTGTGTTGTCAACAGGCCCATGCCTGTACTTTCTCTTTGCAGCTTTTACGTCAACATGACCAAACTCTTTGTCTAGTATGTCCCAATGCTCAAAGATATTCTCCTCTTTTGTTGCTTTACGGATGAAGTTATCCCCCCGTAGGGAGATAAACTCTTGTTCTGCTGCAGTGCCTTCATAAACTGATTTTGCGTTTTTTCTCATGTGATGTCTACAATCTCACATACGTCACCAGAACAGGCCATTGTTTGCATACTCACTGTGTTGTCCTCTTGCTCATAGTCGGATAGTTTAGACCAATCAATCTTCTTTGGCATAATTGATAGTAGCATTTCATAGTCTGATTTACCACACTCTTGGTAGGGTGCTTGTTGATAAGAGTGGTCAGTGTGTGGCAAGAACGACACACCAGACATTTCATCAAAGTGTTCATACACAAATGCCCCTACAGCCATCCATTCAGAATCACGTACTGATATTGTCACGCTGGGTTTATGCTCGCACCAATGTCTCTGGTAGATTAACCACATTTCTAGCTGTTCAATAGCGGTCATGTCGTTACGTGTAATTGCACCATTTGGTGATTTCATAGGGAAGCTAAACACTGTTGTTGTATCACCTTTAAACACACAGGGTTCATGTGGGATCTTTTGATCCTTCATAAATTGTGTCAGTGGGTCTTTATTATCCCCGCGTACAGTACGGATATAATATGGAGAATGACGAGCATGGATGCCACTTGCGGAGTCAACCAACTGCGAGACTGTTCCTGATGGTTTAACGCAGCTAATCGCAGCAGAGGGCGGTATGTCAAGACGACTAGCCCATTCAGCATTAGTAGAGATAGCGACATTTCTAAGACGCTCCAAAGTTTTGTCCAGACCTTTATTCTTTGTGGTCAAAAGACGGTTATCCATTATGCCTGTGAGTGACACACCAAGCAGACGCTCTTCTTCTGTGTTTCGCTGCCACACCTTTCGCAGATAGGGGAAGTGTGTATAAGAGCTTTGGATGGTGCCAAGGATCGTAGCAATCTTAACTTTTCTCTCAAGGTCTTCCACATTGTCTGTAGAACGTACCACACACTCTGTAAGGTTGCAGAATTGATACGGACGCAATATGATTTCGCTGCAGGGATTGGTTCCGAAATCATAGTTAGGATCACGTCTTTCATTCTTTGCAGCTTGCTTCTTAGATGCTTCACGGTTGAATACTCCACGTTCACCTGACTTACTTTCCACTAGGGCGGTCCACTCACGCATGAATGTTTCCATGTCTGGACGCTCAGTATATGCAACACTATTGTTAGCCAAGGCACGATGCGCTGCAGTTTCCCACCATTGACCTGACTTAGCATGACGCATACGGTCATCTGATAGGTTGGATAGACTAATCATTGCTGACCTACGTACACCACCTACAACAACAATCTGACCAATGAAGCACATAAGGTCGTGACATTCAACACTAGATAGCTTACGTCCCTTTGCGTTCTTGAATGTCTGTACAGTGAAGTTGAATAGTTCAACTAAGGGCGCTGGGCCTGACGCTCTACCACCAAAAGTCTTAAGCCTTGCCCCTGCAGGACGAACCTTAGATACATCCCATCTTGGAATCTCACCAGCCCAAAGGAGTGCCAAAAGTTGCCTAAATGCTTTAGCCCAACCTTCCTTGCTATCTCTGACTACGATGACAGTCTCACTATCGAACAACTCAGGTATCTCAGGGAGTTTGGATATGTATTGTCTTTCGACACTGAACCCGACACCAGTACCACAGAGGAGAATGAACATAGCTTCATCGAAGGACTTAGGGTCATCTACGGGTAGATAGCTACAGTTATAACCTGCTGTATTGTCACGCTCTAAGGCTGGACCTGCAGTCATCATTGCCCTCATAGAAGGCATAACCTCAAGGTTTAGGATGGCGTCACGTATACTGTTGACATATGAGTCATCACCTATCTTGGGGCGAACAACATTATCCATGTAGCGTTCTACAGTCTCTGACCAGTCTTCACGTCCCTTGCCATCAAAATATTTAGCATAACGTGACTTAGCAATAAATGTCTGATAATCTGTTGGTAGATAGTTATTCATCTGTTGTCACCCGATCCATTTAGTTTATTTCGTTGCTTTCTGCTGTTTAGCTTCAGCATGTTTAGGTCCATCACTTTACGTAGGTTTGCATTATGCAGATTAGCCAATGCCGTAACGTAAAACAGAACATCCCCTAATTCCTGTAATATCTCCTGATGGGAATACGCTGTACTGTCTCTAAATGTCTTCTTGATCTTTTCTGCAACCTCACCAGCTTCACCCACAAGACCTAAAGTATTCTCTACCAGACGATCCTTACCTTTGGTCATTATCATACTCTCTACAAAGTTTGTGTAGCCCTCAAGGTCTTCTTGCATATCTCTGATATCTGTTTCGTTAATCATGTTATATCCTCTACAACTCTTCCGTAAAACTCTGTTGGCCCATTTTGTTCAATATCAAACAAGTACCAACAACAGTTATCTTTCCCTTGTCCCTTACTATTCTCTATCCACTTTACTCTACCTACGCTGACCACTTTCTTACAGTATGTCATGTAAATAGAAGACTGCTTTGTGTGCATCCAATCTGCATCAAATAGCAACCAAGTCTTACATGTCTGCATAAATTTTTCTATCAGGGGGTGTAAGATCGTCCTGTCCCAAGGTGGGTTTGTTATAATGTAGGTTTCTGGGTCATATTGATCAACCTCTAACTGTAGGGCATTTGCAGGTAGAATATCACTTCGTCTCGGTTCTATGTCGGTAGCAACAAGAAGACTAGCAGCACCGCCTGTAAGTTCGTCTATGTGGTCGATTAATCTTCCATCACCAGCACAGGGTTCTATGTACTCAAACGTGTAAGGTAAGTGTGGTATAAGAGGCTCTACAGCGGCTATGGGAGTGGGGTAAAAATCCCGTGGCCTTCTCTCATAATTACTACGTTTACCCATGCCCTTGCTCCTGTAATCAAGCATCATACATCCATGAGAGGTCTACTGATTTCACTATTGGCTCAATGCTACTGTCGAAGTGTTTCAAGTCTTTATATGCTGCATTGAAATCTGGATAAGGGATGTCCTGTGGCTGACTTACCATCTTGCCCTCATGCTCTACCTTGCAGGTAAGCCACACATGCTCACCATCATCCCAAGGCCCATGTACTACACCCCATATCTTAAAGAGTTCTTGTTGTGTCATTTCTTTCCCCTTTGTTTCATAAGATGTAGATAGTCTTCCATAGGTACGATTGCAAGCCATTCCTTACGATCCCCCCGAAAAAATACGACAGGATCGTAAAAACCCTGTCGAGCTTGTTCCATCCAATCATACACTGTCTGTAAGTTCTTACGTCTTTTTACCTCTATTGTAACTGGTAAATACTTACGTGCCTTTGGACTAAGTTGTATGTCTTCCCCGTTTTGTCCCATAGCTGTAGACCTAACGTCATCTGGCTCAAGGTTGGGGAAGCGTTTAAGTATAGCGTCCCTAACTTCCTGTTGTCCTAGTCTCCCTTTTGCTTTACTTGAACTGGCGGTTCCCATATTTGACCTTCCTCTCTTCTTAACCACAGGAGCCTTGCGTTCTCTATCACCCTATCTACATCCCCGTCATATGCCTTGACACATTCTTCAAACAACTTTTCCTCTGTGTTGCAATCCTGTAACATCTTGTTCGCTGTTGCTGGCCCCACTTTATAGAGACCTAAGATGTTATCAGCATTATCACCAGATAAGATTTGAGAGTAAAAGAACTTCAAGCCATCGAAGTCAGATACTGTGGTAAGTGTTCCTCTAGTTAAGTTGAAATGTTGACAGGCCAATTGTAGCATGTCTTTGTCGATGGAAGCAACAATACTAGATGGGCCATATTTCGTTACTGCCTTGCCTATAAGATCATCAGCCTCTTCATTCTCACTTACGATAGCGTCATGTTGATCAACAAGATGGTTTCGTGTAGCAGTGAGGTGACGAGGCTTTTCTCTTTTGGACCTGTTACCTTTATAGATAGCTGTAGTTGCTAGATCGTATCGAAAGTTCCCCTTGCCAGTAAGAAAAACTTCATAGTCATCTTTACCAGCGAAGGGGAGTGCAGTTTCATCTAACACGTATTCGATTAAGGAGTCTACTTTATCTATAGCTTCTTGTTGTGGTTGGTCCTCTGTGGCGAAGGCTGCTCTGTAGGCGATGATGTCACCATCTATAAGCACCTTGCCAGACATCAGATGTCACTCCAGACCATCTCTCCATCGTCTTTCTCAAAGGCTACAGATTTCACATATGTAAATCCTGCTGCTTGAGTTGCCTCAGAGTAAAGCCAAGCTAGATCGTTTAAAGTTTCTACGTCTTCTCTTTCGATACTTGTTTTGCCCGTGAACCCATCGTCTTTAGATTCTGATTGAAAGGTGATCTGTACTTTCATGTCATCCTACCATAAACAATTCATCGTCTTCTGAGATTTTATTCTCAGGCTCATAGGCGACATGCTCAGTAACACCTACATTAAGCAAACGCACACCAGCACCATTTGAGTATGTTTCAAACTGTACCTTCGCTTTCGTGCCATTACCCAATGGGCCATCTTCTTCAAAGTTCCAGTATCGACGTGCATCACGTCCTTGTAGAAGGCTGACTACATTTGGCGCACCACCAAAGTCTACCTCTGTCTCTTCTCCTGTCTTACGATCAGTGAAGGTCTTTACGTCTTTGATTGCACGTTTCAGACGCATAAACTTACCAATACCATATTCTGAGTTACCCTCAAGAATACGATCATTGTTCATTGGTTTTGGGTCTAAACCTTCTGTAAGCAGTTGGTCAATTTGTGACTGGTCTGTAAAGTATGCGTTGACTGCATACTGACCACCCTTCTGATAAATGGCTTGGGCTGCTCTAGGTCCGTCAGGATTACCGAAGTCGGCGTTCTCAGGGAAAACTTTTGCATACTCAAGAACCATGTCCATAGTGTATTTAGTCAAGTTGTCTCTCCTTTTTAGAGTCGGTACATATATATACAGGCATTTTTTAAGATTTTATACACAGAATCAGTGAATTTCTGCATAATTTTTTCCGAACTGTGCGTCAATACCTAATTCTACGTTTAGTTTTAGTTTGTCGTTTACTTTGCAAATAGTCTCCTCTAGTCTGTATTTGATTGATTCTACATATCTTTCATCTACAAGTGCTATAATTTCATCGTGGAACTGTCCAATGATGTCTAGTCCAAACTCCTGACATTGAGCAACCCAATTATCAAAGCACCAAACTCCTGTGCCTTGATTGAGTGTGCTGAACTTGTCTTTATCAGAGCGTAAAGAATACCACATCTTTGATACAGGGTTCTGCACCCACATACCGCCAAGAACTTCTCTTACACGTAATTCGCTTGAGACCTTCTCTATTGACCAGTTACGCGACCAAAAGGCATCTAGTAGCTTCTGGGCATCCTTCTTACTCATACCTGTCTCACGCGCCAGCTTAGGCGCTCCTACGCCATATGTGGCAGAGTAGTTTACCACCTTGTAGTTTTTACGTAGGGCTTTTAGGCTACGTTCACCAGAATTATGTTTGTCGATATCGTCTTGTGTAACAACACCAGCATGTTTAGCCAAGTCAAGGTGGGGGTCAAATCCTTCCTTACTCATTTCTGCAACATAATCTGGATCATGTGGTTTCATGTAATGGCGCTTTGTTGTATCCTCTAGGGATGTCATATCTGCACCACACAACACATAACCATCAGGCGATGTTAAGCAACTCCTAATCTCTTTACCAAGTGGTCTATCGACAGAGGGTAAGTTTACCAAAGGTTTCGCGTGTCTAAATCGTAGTGTGTTCGTAAAACCTGCGACAGTGGCCTGTACGTATCCGTCACGTTGGGATACCAACATTCCTTTGAGTAAACCAATTCTATGAGTAAGAACAGACAGACCGTCCAAAATAGTAATGCTAGGCTCTTTATCAGCCAACTCCAAGACACTTTCACAAAGCTCACCGTCCTTTCTTATCTGTGGGATCTTACGTTCACTCCCATCATCCTCTCTAACAAATTTATATGTGCGGGGTTGCCAACCAAGGTCAAACAGCCACATCTTTACCTGATCAGAAGAGTTAGGATTTCCCTGCTCTCTTCCTACTTCAACAACCATAGACTTGGTGGTGTAGGGCATACGGTTTGTCTTACACAATTCTATCCACCGCTCACCATGACTAGACAGGCTACCATCCTTCTTGTACATTATCTTTGGCTGCGTTCTCATTGCAGTCAGGATACGCTCTGGCATGGCTTTAGCCAATGCCTCAGTCTTCTCTTCTTTCTGTTGTTCCCAATCAGCCAGATATCCCTGCGCCCTATCTACGTCTAATTTCCACTGCAGGGTCTCTTGCTTTGCAGCACACTTCATCTTGAAGGTCAGATAGTTTATCAGTTCATCTGCTGTTGGACCCTCAGTTTGTTTGTCGCAATACAGCTTGTTTAATTTAATCTCAAGGTCACGCCACAGACGCATGTTGATCTTAACGTCCTCATTGCATCTATGTGCATACTCCTCTTTAGTCAGGTTTTCCCAATCACTAATCTTTGGCTTTGGTACACCGTAGTCCTCACCATAGCTTTCTAAGCCATGCTTATTACGATGATGGTTGATGTACCATGATAACGCTAACGTGTCGATCAGGGTAGCTTTGACCTCTATCCCTAGCACTTTTTCCACTGCGGGGATATCAAACCTCACAATGTTGTGACCGATCAAAACCTTTGCTTCTGTAAAGAATATACGCATAGCCTCATAGTCATAGGTATGCTGCACATCACCATTATTATCAGCCCAAGACAATACGTGTATCTTGGTGCTGTTTAGTCCATCTGTTTCTATATCAAATACTGGCATGTTTACCATCTCTTTCTAAGTATCTGATAGCCATTTTTAAGCCATCTATATTATCGCCTAAGTGTCCTATAGATAAGTTGCAATGATGACAAATCCAACCCCTAAAAGTTTCTTTTTCATAGCAATGATCTAGTACTAGGCGTATATCCGATTTACCACAACATTGACAAGACTCAGGCACAGGTGGTGCTACTTTTCGTATTCTTGATACAACATCGTTATGGCTTCTCTGACAAGACTTGCAACTTGTACTCCTACAATCTCTATGGTCGCCCGTAGCCCTTCGATACAACCTGAAAGCAGACTTTGGTTTTTCTATACCACAGTGACGACAGGTGATAGTCTCTTGGCTAGGGTCGTATAAATCCACCCCATCCTCAAACAGCTCACCCTGCATTATATTACCTCTCTCAGTGTAAAACTATCTGAATCAAACTTCATCTTTCCAGCCCGTCCCTCTTCACTGCAGGGGCGGTTTTTTTGTACGCTGATATACGTAGTGTTACGTTCATCATAGTCTTCTGATTCTTTGTCACGCTGCAGGTCAATGATAACAGAGGCACGTTGACCAATCATCTTACAATACTTTGGGTCTCCGTTTTCATTGGTATGAGCGATTGTCACGATCCCTACGTTTAACTCTGCTGCCAGCTTTGACAGTCTAATAGACAGATCTGCAAGCATAGCCTCTTTGCTCTCTTCTGATGTACCTGCTACCACGTCCTGTATTGGCTCAAAGAATACAAACTTACAATCACAGGCTTGGCTAAAGAAGCGTATCTGATCACACAGTTCATCAGATCCTTGACCATCTGGTAAAT